CGTGTCCTCGTGGTCTCGGTTTTCGCCGTCCCCCACCCCCTCACCGGCGGCTGCCGCATCTTCAATACCGTCAAAGGCTTTGAGCTTGGCTTCCGCCGCCTCCTTTGCCTCGCGGTGCTGTTTGGCTTCGGCATTCAGGCTGCCGATTTTCTGCATGGCGGCAGGTGCGTCAAACGGGATTTCTTTGCCGTCGTCATGCACATATACGGGCTTGTCGTCCTGTACTACCACATGGTTGTTTTCGTCAAATTTCAATTTCATTTTGCTACTCCGTAGTAAGCGGCTTCCACCGCGAAAAACACCTGCGTTCATCCGAACGGCAGGCAACAAAAAGCAGCCCGAATATTCAGGCTGCGTCAATCTTTTCTTGCAACTGTGTCATCGTCAGCGGCTTCAAGCCGTCCAGCGTATCTTCAAGCCCGATTCTGCCTTCATGCAGCATCTGCCCTATGTTCTTGCCGAACTGCTCCTGCAACTCATGCAGGCTGCGCGATTTGACCCATTCCGCGCCCGAATAGCCGTCAAACGGTTCTTGCAGGTCGTACACATAAACCAGCTTGCTACGGCAATTGATGTGCAGGGGAGGACGTTTGAATGGCTGCTTATGCCCGATTGGGTTATGCTGCTTATTCCACAACAGACCGTGCCGGTGCGTACACAGGCTTGTCGTTCTGCCGTCCAGCACGCTCAAATGTCGGTAGCCCTTGATAAATGGGTTCACGCGGGCAAATGCTTCATGGGCGGCATGGGCGGCGGCGGTTATCCATGTGCGGGTCATCGCCTGCGCGGTCTGTTTGGCACGCATAAAAAAACCACCCAATTCGTCAAAATCGGGCGGCGTACCGTCAATGTGTGCCACGCGCAGCCATGCCTTGATTTTCATGCCCAAATCGCGGCTCTGCTTGGCTATGGCTTCTTGCAGCGTCAAACCGCCCAGCGTAAACGTATCCGCCAAAGCCCTCACCGCCTTCTTGCCCAGCGGCACTATTTTGTCTTTCAGCCCGTATGCCGTAACCAGCCCGCCCAACCAAACAGCCAGCCATGCCGTCTCCGTATCCAGTACCGGCAAAACGTCAAGCGCGTGCAGTATGGACTGATACCCTTGCGACACAATGCGCTCTACATGGCGCAACTGCGTTTTCAGGCTGCCTGAAACCAGTCTTGCGGCGACATCGTTATGCAGGGCATCCAGCAGCGAGAATATGCTTTGCCGGACGGATACCTCATAGCGCATCAGGTCAATCTGCCGCGTAATCAGGTCATGGATAAGGGTTGTATTCATTCTGCCTGCTCTTCATTGGACTGCTTAAATCCTATGTCGCCCTGCAATTCAAGGCGGGTCTTCTCGTCCGCCCAGCGGCGCATCGGGGAGATAATGCCGCGCTTCTGCGCCTCTTCAAACAGTGTTTCGTTACTCAACACGCCCGCCGCATTCATGCGTACCAGCACATCAAGGCTGGCGGCGGGGTTGTAGTCGGCATCAATACTTCCCGAAATCTCCACCGTGCCGCCGTCCTTTTCGCCAATCCACGCGGCCATTAAATCCAGCACGCGCCCTATGGCATCTTCCAGCAGGTTTGCATAGTGCCGCAGCAGCGACACTTCACGCCCCGCTTCATCTCGCGCCTGCGTGTCGGTTAGGGCAAGTTTGGTTCGGGTCAGCAGCTTCGCCCCGGCAATCTGCATATCGCTTTCCAGCTTGTCCAATGCGTTTACGCCTGCCGCAATCGCCGCTCCTGAATGCTCCACATAGCCCAGCGAACCGTTTTCGCCGACGTGTATCAGGCTGCCGCCCGAAGCCGCAATGTCGCCTATGTCCACGCTGCCTTGATATTGCAGCAGCGGCACGCGCACATAGTGGGTGATATTGTCTTGGTCGGACTGGCTCTGCCAATGTTTGATGTTCAGGTAGGCCAGTTCCAACAGCGGCGGGCGACCTGTGAAAAAACCCGTCCTATCCAGCACCAAATCCACCACGGGGATAACATCAAGCGGTTCTCCGTTTCTCAACAGCGGCGTTTCAGAGTGCAGGATGGTTTCGCCTTTCTCGTTCTTGCGGTATCGCCGCACCATGCCGATTTCGTGGACATTGATTTGCTCTACGGTTTTCTCGCCAAACTCGCCCTCGTACTCCGTAATATCCTGCCGGTATCGGAACTGCGTACATACCGCCCGCCCGCCGCGCATTTCGTAGCGGAAGCCCAATACGTCGCTGTTTTTTATCAGCACCGCATAGGGGCGCAGCCCAAGCCGCTTTTCGTCCGCCAGCGTGATGTTGCCCGCGCCTTCTGGGTAATCCACCAGCACATAACTTGCGCCCTTTGTAAGGGCATCGGCGAACCAAGCGGCGCAGAATACATTCAATGCGTTGTTTTGCAGGTCAAAGTTTTGGAGATAGGGTTGCAGGCTGCCTGAAACACGGCTTATATCCAAGTCCTTGTAAAACACGCGCCCGACCATATTACCAACCGTTTCTTTCACGGCAGGGAGCAGTGTGGACATTGCCAAGCGGTCGCGATAGGCGGCATCGGTTTCCTGCGCCCATTGCGGCAGATAGGTTTTGCCCGCCGCCCGCATGGTCTCCGTGCCACCCAAAAGCGCGTCAAACATCGCCCCGTAAACGTGCATCTTGGCCACGACGGCGGTTTTCTGCGAAATACTCATAATCTTCCTTTCAGGCTGCCCGAATCACAGGCGGAAATCTACCCGTTTAGGCTCGCTGTACTGCTTAATCAGCGGCTCAATCGCATAGCGCAGCGCGTCAATGTAATGGTTGAACGCATCCACCAGCACGGGAAGCACATCACCGCTCAAGCGGTCGGTCTTGTAACTGTATAAGGCAAACTCGTTGATGGTTTCCTTGCAGCTTGGGTGTATGTATATGTTTTCAAACGCCTTAATAAACTCAATGCCGCTCTCCACGCTGCCCTTGCCCTTAACGGCACCCACGATGCGCGGCAAACCATGCCGCCGCAGATAACTGATGCTTTCTGGTCTCGCACTGTCCGCACGGATAGTGTACTTATCAATGTCGGGCATGGCGGCTTTCAGGCAGCCTGTGGTCTCGTCAAGCTCCAAACCAACGCCGCCCGCTTCGCGGTATATCCATAAACTGTTGTCGTGGACATAACACTGCACGGCAGCCGTTGGGTCTTTGGCAAAACCGAAATCCAGCCCGAAATACGCGCCGTTCCAATCGGGCTTCGGCTCAAAGTCTTTCACGCGGTATTTGCCCGCGAATACCTGTGCCTCGCTCTGTTCGTAATACGCGCCGTCCCATATCCACGCATAGCGGGCAGGGTCTAGCGTTTTTTGATGATGCAGCCGTTGCTCGTTTAACACATCGGGGAAAAACGGATTATCGCCGTAATTCATCTCCACAATGCACGAACGCGGCGGCGGATTTTTGCGAAAACGCTTATCTGTTGCGCTGCCATCGGTTTTTGGATTCCAAATTACCCAAATTTCCGACTTGGGCGCACGAATGGTTGGTTCTAACACTTCCCACGCCGCTTCCGAGATGTCTTCCGCTTCTTCCACGACGCACACATCAATTTTCGCCAACGATTTCACCGACTGAATATTGTTGCGCAGCCCCTTAAACAGAAACTCCGTACCATTCTTGCCGCGTATATAGTCCACGCCCACATCATAGACAGCTTCCAACCACGGCTCGGATGCAATTGCCGCTTTCAATTCTGCGTAAAACGATTCTTTGATGGAGTTCTGAAACTCGCGCACACACAAAAAGCGTAATGGCTCAACAAACCCCCATGTTGCCGCCATCTTGGCAAAATTAAACGACTTGCCCGAACCGCGCCCACCAAACGCCCCACGAAAACGCAACGCCCCACGCGGCAGCCTGAAAACCGTTTTGATTTTCGGCGGCAGCTTAATTTGTACTTTCATCATCGCCCGCTGCAACCAATTCAATTACCGTAGGCATTAAAGAACCGTCCGAACTGGTAATATCCAACTTCATGCCGTTAATCAGCTTCTGTCGCGTCAAAGTCAGCGATTCAATCCGTCCAAGCAACCGCTGGATAATCGGCTCATAATCCTTACGTACAAACGTTTTCTGCTGCACAGGCGGCACATCAGGGTCATCCGTAATCGGCACACCACCCACCAGCGCAGGCGTTTCTACAATCCGCTCCAACTCCAAGCCCTCCTGCTCCGCTTCCAACTTCAAAGCCCGATTTAAACGGATTTTGCACAACCGCAACTCCGCATCAATACTTTCAAGCTCCAACTCCTCCGCCAGCAGCTTTTCATCGTCCGTGTAGTAATTGGAATAAAGCGCGCCCGCTTTGGCTTGGCTGCCTTTGGGCGCGCCTTTATTTGTCCCGCCGTGCATTCGGCACCTGCCATTAGGCATCGCTTTGGAACGGCAAGGCTCGCCCGAACGGGTCTTTGCCCCACAAAGTTTAGCCATTCAAACACCTATTGCATGGGATTATGTTTCAAATCAAGACCCGGAGCGGCGACTTTGGTTCGCATTCGCCTTTCCACGCCCGCCACCACGTTTCACATTGTAAATATGCGGCTTACCCGCAACAGGGACTTTACGCATAACGCGCTCCTCTCAAAAAACCTATCGGCATACAAAAAAAGCCGCAGATATACCCATCAGCGGCCATCCAAAAACCAACAAAAAAACCGCCCAAACTACGGGCGGCAATCATCACAGCTTAATCATCAGCATCAACAAACGATGCCCAAACCTTATCAATCCTCGGCTCATCCACATAAGGCACAACATCATCAGGCAACTCAATACCCATCATCTTAGCAATTTTCACTCCATCCAAATACTTATCGCCAAACTTACGCCAACCAATCTCGCGCAGAAACGCCTCCGATTGCGCGCGGCTCTGAAAGCAAACGCAAAACCAATGCTCGCTATCGGTCGCATCCACCTTACGCCTATTCTCCGCTTTCAGGCGGTCGCGGAACCCCTTTTTAACCGCATCCAAATCAGCCTTGCTATCCACTTCTGCATCGCCAGTTAATTCAGGCATCTGCACCAGCGGCTTCTGCTTGCGCTTCCACTGGTTCACTTTGGCTTTCGCCTCCGCCTTTTTATCAGCAATTTGCTGTTTTAAATCATCAGTGTTTGCCATTTGCGCACTCCCATCTAAAAATCTCCAAATCCGCCATCGGGATTAGCTCCAAAATCCGCTGATAGTCCCGCGGATAATGCTTTTTAATCGGCAGCAAAAAGCGCAAGTCCAAACCATCAAACGAGCGCCCAAACACCTTGTAATCACTCCCAAGCCGCACATTATGCTTTTTAAAGCACGCTACCAAGTCCGCCTTTTTCCAGTCCCAAATCGGATGATATTTAAGCAGATTGTAAGAGATGCTCCCATGCGACTGTATCGCAATACGGCGCATCGGACTATCCGCCGCCCGCACACCATCGGCAACCAAAGTATCCTTCGGCAAGCCGAACTTGCCCACCATCGCAGCTTGGATGTCGGTATAGTCAAAATCAGGCAACCCTGCATCCTCAATCACCGCACAATTCTGCGGCGGTTGGCACATAAAGCTATTGAGCCAACGATACAGCGACGGATGCGGCAGTTGAGTGATTTTAAAACCAAACTGCCGCTCATACATATCCAACTGCGCATCCACAAACTCCAAGCCCGGGACCAGATACAAATAATAAGGGATAACCTCATCAAAATGCTCGCGGATAGCCAAATAAGCCGCCACCGCATCCTTGCCGCCGCTAAACGCCAGCAAAGTCTTGCGCTGCATCTTGGCAACCTGCTTAATAGTCTCAATGCCCGATAATGCCGCCATAGCAACTCCAAAATGTGTTAATATGCCAAGCATTATATAGATATATTATCCATAATGCAAGACCATAAAACAACATTAGACAACCTGCTCGCGCAAACCAATCTCACCCGCGCCGAGCTAGCCCGCATCTTCCAAATCGCCCCGCGTAACATCAGCCGTTGGAATACCCACGGCATCCCCCAATACGCCATCGCCTACCTGCAACTCAAAGCCGAAAACATCAAGCTCCAAGAACAAATCCAAGCATACAAAGTTATCATCAAGGCATAAAAAAAGCCCGTGTGATACGGGTTTTTAAGCAACAGTAAACTGAAACGACAACATCTGCCCCAGTTGTGCATTGATATTAACCAACGCATCCAATGAAAATTTATCAATGCGCCCGTTCAATAAATCGTTAATGCGTGGCTGCGTTAAGCCGCAATGTCCCGCCGCCTGTTTCTGCGTCCAGCCGTTTTGTTTAATGATGTCCGAAATATGCATCATCAAATCCGCGCGCAATTTCAAATTAGCCGCTTCAATCGGCGTGTCGCACAAAGCATCAAAAGCGGAAGTGTAAGTTTTATCCATGATTTAACTCCTGTATCAAGGCAAGATAGCGTCTTTTGGCAACATCCAAATCAGGCTTGGCGGTGCGCTGCGTTTTCTTTTGAAACGCATGCAGCACATACACCGCATCGCCAAATTTTGCGACATACATCACGCGGTAAATGCCCGTTTCGTCTTTTAAGCGGATTTCCACCACGCCGCTGCCTACCGTTGTCATGATTTTAAAATCATTCGGCATCTCGCCACATTGGACACGGTGCAACTGATACCCGGCCGCCTGCTTCATGCCGTCAGGAAAATCGCGTATGCAATCCAAAGAATCGCCAAGAAAAGTTAGTGTTTTCATGGAATGAATTATATCAAAACCGATATAATTTGGCAAATAAAAACGGAGAAAGCCGCCTAAACGCAACTTTCTCCGAAATATAGCAAAATTATACTTAAAAACTCACACCTAATCAATGATTTTTCGCTCTTTAAAGCATGTTTGCAGCTTAAATCTCGCTTCCTGTTCCCAAGCCGCCAAATGCTTGCGAATACGGTCCCGCTTGCGCTGAAACGTCATATCGTGCAAACCGTATTTATCCATAATCGCCACCCGCTTAGGCATCTCGCTGTAAATATGGCGCAACATATCCGCTGCCAGATACACATCATCGCAAATCTTTTCCGCCACCAGCACGCCAGCAATAATCAGTAAGCCGTCCAATTTGCCGTATTCGCATTCCACCACGGCAACCAACAACGGGCTATTCAGGCAGCCTGAAACCTGCGAGCGTATCATCGCCGCGTTCGCGTGCCACTCCGCCTGTGTGAATCCGCTGCTACTGGGGCAATCACCCTGAATATGGTTAATCACGCTTGCCGTGTTACCGCGCGGCTCAATCATCACGCTGCTGATTTTGTACACCTGCGATAGGCACTCATCCAAATTACGATACATTCCGTTCCTTTCTCCAACGTTCCCAATACTCATCCGCTTTCGCTTCAAACCAAGCCGCCGCATCCTCGGCAATAATTCCATTGGCTGCCAACACATACGCTTCGCCGTGCTGATGCTGCATGGCATGTTCCGCGTGCGTCAGCGGCACCCCCGAAAACGCTGGTTTGATTCCCACGCCGCTGCCGCGCGACACACGGCGCACATGGGCAAACTCGCAGCGCCCTTCTCCATCCACCCATTCCGAAAAGCAGCCTGAAATACAACTTGGCTGCCGCCGCACCCATGCCTGAAAATCTTTATCAGTATTCAAAAATCACTCCTTGCTCTGCTGCCCATGCTTCAATCCGCGTTTGGTAATCCGCCATCTGTTGCGTGTTCAGCTTGGTTGTTGATAATCCGATTTTTTGGATTTCGCCGCTGGGCAACACCCGCTCATCGCAGCCGATAAATTGCTGCTTAAAATATTCATGCCACATCGCCGCTTCATATCGCCGCCCATCCAGCCAAACCTGCTCGGCGATTTGGTTATACAAGCTCCACAAGCGGCGGTTTTGCTCATAGCTGCGTTTGGCTTTGTAGGGGCGTATTGTGATTTCCAAATCGCCGTGCGCCGCCAGTAGCTCGGGGACAATGTTTTTGTATAGGTTTTCAAACAAAGGGCGTTGGTTGGACACTTGGCAGCGGAATTTGCGTTCATTCATTTTCAGGCTGCCCCATCAATTCAATCTCCACCCGCGCTTTGTCTTTGCTTTGCGCCTTAACCTTGTCTATCAGCAGCGGGCGAAACAACGCATCGTCCACGCCGATTGCCTGTGCCATGCCGTCCAATGCTGGCTTCATGGCAGCGAGTAGGTTGTCCAAATCGCGCTTTCTTGCATCGGGCGTGAAAAAGGTTATTTTCAAGCCGCCGCCTGTGTATTTCAGGCTGCCTGAAAGCAAATAGGCTTCTTGGCGGGCTTTGGCTTTGGCTTGCTGCGTGGCTGCCCAATGCCGTCCGTTTTTGCGGTTGGGCATTAGGGCGGGGTTAGGGTAAGGAAGGATGATTTTGTTCTGTTTCATTTTTGTTTTTCCTGCGCCGTGTTCAGTATTTAAATAATCCTTAAATACTGCTTTCAGGCTGCCATTTTTCAATCTGCCAGTTTCCCGATTTCAAATCGGAAAATTCCAACCATACTCATCATGGCTGCGGTTTAACTGTGTGCATAATGCACACGGTTCAATTGTGGTCATCATGCCCACAGTTCACAAACCCTTTGCAACAATCCCAAAACCGCCTATCCAACAAATCACCCACTTCGCAATCCAACCAATCCGCCAATGCCTGCACCGTCCTCCATTTGGGCAACCGCTCGCCGTTTAACCAATCTTGCACCGCGATGACGCTCACCAGCACTTGCGAATTGCTGCGCTGCCACGCGCTTAACACGTCGCCCGCTGCGGCATAAATCTTTGTAGCGTTAGGGTTGGCGATTAAGCCCTTTTCGCCCAGCAGCTCACGAAACCGCCACATAAAATCGTCTTGCGCTGCACGTTGGCGATACATTGCATTTAGTCCCATCCCAATTTCTCCACATAATCCCGCCGCTTAGCAATCACATCATCCGAGGCAGCCTGAAACCGCCCATTTCTGCATTCAAAGTGGCACGGAATAAACCGCCACGGCTCGCCCTTTTTGCACACCACCGATGCCGATTTACGCCCCCAGTATTCCGCCGCCGCGCGAAAATCGGCGTGTTGGCAGTTGATACAGGTTTCAGGCTGCATGATTAACCCCCGCGCGGCGACTGCGCCCCGCAAACGTCAAAATCAACCCATCTTCTTGCAATCTGTCCCATACAATCTCGCCCAAAAATCCCGCCAACGCATCACGGCTCAAATTGGAAATCAGCACCGTAGGGCGACTTTTCTCGTAGCGTTTGTTCAGCACATCAAACAGCACGCGCATCTCGTCATCGCTGCCTTTTTGGTTGCCGATTTCGTCCAATGCCAACAAATCAAACTTGGCGTACTCTGCCAAAATCTCGCTTTCATTCACGGGCGATTTGAAATTTTTGCTTTCGCGCACGCGGCGGAATAAATCGCCCACCGTGGCATATTGCACATTGCCGCCCATTTGCCCCTTAACCATTGCCAACAAGGCGCAAGCCAAATGCGTTTTGCCCGTCCCTTTGTTGCCATGCAATACCAACGCGCCTGCATGATGCAATTGCAGCATCTGCCCATACTTCACTACGCTTTTACGCAACACCGCTTCCTGCTCGTTTTCAGGCTGCCAATCAGCAACCGTTTTGCCCACAAAACGCGGCGGAATATCCATGCTTTGCGCCAGTTTTTCCCGCGCCAATTTCGCTGCCTGTTCGCGATTGTGTTGCGCTATATCGCGCAAAATCGCCGCTGTTTCCGCTTCCTTGCGCTCTTGCAAACAACAAGGGCAGCCTGATGTGAATTGCTCGTAGCGGATTTTGGTGTATGCCCCATGTTTCGGGCAGATGTCTTCCCACTTATCCAGCGGGATAAATTTCGGCATCAAACCCACGATTGCAGATAATTCCATGATTTTGCTTCCTAAAAATTGATTTCCGTATCATCGGGCAAATCCAGTTCCACCCGATTGCCCGCACCATCAAACACGCCACCTTGCTCTTGCGGTATCGTCTCCACTTGCCGCGTGGTCGGCACAAAGTCTGTGCGCTTACCCATGCGCTCCGCCAACCAATCCGCGCGAAAAGTTGCCCAGCCGTAGCCAATCGCTACTTCCAACGCCTGCTGCAAGCTAAGCTGACTAGCAGCCGCTTCTTTCTGCATCTGCTGGGCAGCGGTTACGGTCAGCGGACAGCGTTTAGCTTTACGGATTGCCAAGTGGTCAGCAGCCACCTGTTCGCTTACACCCATGTCTTGCAAGATTTGCATTTGGGCAGCGTGTGTGCCGCCAGCACGCGCATCGCGCGGCTTACTCTCTGTTTGTAATCTCTGTGTATTCTCTGTATGTATTCTCTGTTCCTTATGCGAACAGGGGATTTCGGTTGTCCCGAAAGTGGGATTACCCGTTTCGTCCAAAGGGGGATTACCCGTTTCCCCAACTCCGCTTTCCCCTTTTCCCGAAAGTGGGATTTCGGGTTTCGGGAAAGGGGGATTACCCGTTTCGCGAGCAGCTTCATATTGAGCCATGATTTCATTAAATTTTTCCGCATTTAGCTTGTAATACATACGATGTTGCAATCGTTTATACGTTTTGGTTAGCACACCTAATTTGATTAGCTTTTTGCAGGCGGTTTCTTGTTCGTCTTCGCTTAAACCCGTTTCTTCTTCCAACTCCGCAACCGTTTTGTACACGCCTAACGGGTTATCCGTTTTGTCTTGCCAAAACAGCAACTGCCCAAACAAAAGTGAACATCTCGCCCCGCCTAATAACTTGGCAAGTTTTGGGTAGTAGGCTATAGGTTTGCCTAATGACTTCATGGCTTCAAAATAATTCATTGCTGCTCCTTTGTTTGCTCCAAAACAGCATTGATGGCTTCGCCAATCGCCAACGCTAATTCTTGGTTTTCTGCACGTTCCAATAAATCGTTAATGCCTGCCAACAAGGCATCGTCTGATAATTTGCTTCTAATGATTGCCATGATTAAGCTCCTAATTTCTCCGCAATCTTGCCCATACCTTTGGGCGTTAAATAAACCTGTGTCGCAATGCGCTGCTCGCCTGTGCTACGGCTTTCATAGCGATGCACGCTGTGGGTAACACAACCGCTGCGTACCTTGTCCTGATAGCCCAGCCACACCCCGCTGCCCCCGCTGCGATACAACCAACCATGCTGCGCCAGCCAGTCAAACAACTGCTTGGGCGGCATATTTAAAATTTTCGCCGCCTGCGTAACCGTCAAATCACCTTGCGCCACTTCAATCCGTGCCAACGCTTCCGCCTTGGGCGCAAGCTCGGCAATTTGCGCCGCCTGCTGTTGATTGCGCTCCGCTAAATCGGCTGCCAAGCGCAAAGCATCGGGCAGGGTTTGCGGGATATTCAGGCTGCCTGAAAGCCGCTTCTCGCAGTCAATAAAATACTGCCGCGCCTGCTTGCCCTTCTCGTTGCGCTCCACCATGCTTAATTCTTTTGCCATGTCTAGCGAAAGGGCGTATTCAATGCGCCCTTGCTGCCCGAAATTGCAAGTATCTGTTTTTTGGGCATCGTTTTTTTGCGCGTGCAAAATATCGGCAAAATCGCCGCCTGTTTGCGCCATCGCCAAACCTGCCGCCAGTTCCACACGGACGTAATCCACGTTTTCCACAAAGCCATAATCGGCGATGCGCTTTTTAATCCAATCGGCAAAGTGCATTTTGTTGCCCAAAAACGCATGAAGCTCACGCGCGTTTACCGTTTGTTGCGCTTGCCCCGCTACGGGGCGATTGACGAGTACAAATAATTCAGACATAATCAAATCTCCATCAAATCTTTTGAGTAAATATTCAGATATTCCTATCTGAAATTTCGTTTGAGATTGCTCACGTTTGCCGCGTGGGCTTTTTCTTTACCGCTTGGCGAAGTCCACCAAGTCCAAAAAATCGCCGCATAATTCAAGGCGATGCCCTAGTTCATCTTTGAAGTCGTAGCGATTGAAATACGCTACAATTTCCTCTTTGGTCATCTCTGCAAAAGGTGCAGGAAATGAAACACGTTGCTGTTCGGTCATCTAATTAAGTCTCCGTGTAATGCGGTCTCTCCCGCCGTCAGGCTCTCTCGCCTTGTCGTGGTAGAATGGAAGTCCGACCAACCATTCCCACAGAAAAAGCCATGTCTCAACAAACTGCTGCCTTGGCATTCCGCCTTACTCAACAACTGATTGAACGCAATAAACTCACGCTTCAAGGCTCAAACGAACAGATTGCTCAACAGGTAACCGATTTCATTAACAAGCTGGCTTCACATTTAGAACGGAACACCGAACTTGGCGACATCAACCATCTCATTCTTCCGTCTCTACTGCTGCCAATTCCAACCGCGCCGCTTTCAACTGTTCCGCCCACGCATGAAAATCAAAACCAGCAGTAACGGTTTCTACTTTCCACAGCACAGCATCCCAAATTTGCGCTTTATCCACTTTGGATAACCGCCTGCCTTTTACAGGCTGGTTTAAGCACAATCGCGCCGCTTTCAAACTCGCCACAAAGCCTTGTGGGTCGTAACGAATCAGGTCTGATTTCGCCAAACGTAAAGCAATTCTCCAAATCATCGCCTTGTCCTTTTTGGATAGGGCTTTTTGCTTTTTAGCCATTACTGGTCTCCTTTCAATTCGGGCCATATCTCCGCCCAATCATCAGGGCGTAGGTCGCGGCTTTGGATAGGGCTTTTTGCTTTTTAGCCATTATTCAATCCTCATCCGCTATCGCCTGATAATGCTCAACCATCTTTTCCGCCATAAACTTGCGTTCCGCGCGGGTAACAATGGCTGCATCAGCAGGCACTAGCTTCAAATCCAGCGCAGCCAAAGCCGCGCAATACTTTTCCAAATCGCCATCTTTCAGGCGGCTTAATCGTGTTTCCGAAATGCCCGATAAATCTGCAACACGCTTTTGCGATACCACCGCAACCGCGTGCAATATCGCGCGTTCATTCTTGCGGGCGTTTTCTTGTTGGGCGGGGGATAATTCAGTCATACAGAAACAACCTTTGATGCCTTGCCAAGCTCGCCATTCTTTAATCTTTCATCCAAAAGAATCAGGCTTCTAGCAATCTCAAAAGACAAACGTTTTCCGCGTTTGCCTTGGCTTAAAAAAGCGATTTGAGATTGAGAACACCCTGCAAGATTGGCGATTTCTGCTTGCGATAACCCAGCATCGGATAGGTTATTCACAATAATTTGCCATTTATTCATGTGTGCAATCACTTATCTAGTAAATTGCCCGCAATTTAATCACATTTGTGTTGGTTATGTCAAACACCATTGTTATTGCCTTATTAATTACAATCGTAATAATTCAACTAGAAAGGGATAAGTTATGACTTTTGCAGAAAGAGTTAAGGCAAGACGAATAGAACTTGGATTGAGCCAAGCCAAACTAGGCAAGCTGGCAGGGAACGTGCCACAAAGCACGATTGGACAAATTGAAAACGGCAGAAATAAAAGTACAGCCAAAATTGTAGAACTGGCGGAAGCATTGCAAACCAGCGTGGAATATTTATTACATGGCAAAGAGGAAGCAAGCCCGCCTGCCATCACCAACGTTTTTGACAACAACGTAAACCTAGCGCTCAAACACATACTGCACCGTATTCCCGTTATATCATGGGTGCAAGCAGGTTGCTGGCGCGGCATAGAGCATTACAGAGACGACGACTTGGAATACATAGAAATTACCACCGACATCAAAGATGGCTTTGGCTTGCGCGTGCAAGGCGACAGCATGATGCCCGAGTTTGCCCAAGGCGACATCATCGTGGTTGCGCCCCATGCGCAGCCTGAAAACGGCAGTTATGTGGTCGTGGTGCAAGATGACAAAGCCACCTTTAAAAAACTCGTTTACGACGGCGCAAAACCCTATTTCAAGCCGCTCAATCCACAATATCCCATGCTGGAATCTAACGAAAACACCCGCATCGCGGGCGTGGTTAAGCAGAAAATCAAGCTGTACTAAATCCGCATCATCGGGCGTTTTGGTGGAGCGTGTTGGATTAGCAAACCCCAAAATAACAGATTTACACATATCGTTATTTTTGAGAAAAAGGCAGCCTGAAAACGCATTGCGTGTGGTTAAGCAGAAAATTAAGCTGTATTGAATCGTTGAGATAACAGGAGATAACAAAATGACAGAATTATTTTTATCAGCAGAAAAAATAGAACAATTAGAAAAAGAAATAAAAGAAAAACAAAAGATTACCGAGCATGAGATACGGGAATACCCCGTGAGTGTTATCGTAGATAAATTTACCAATGGGCTAGAAACAGACGAAGCGGAGTTATACATCCCCGACTACCAACGAGAGTTTATTTGGTCGCAAGAACAGCAATCTAAATTCATTGAATCGCTGTTTTTGAATCTGCCTATCCCTTATCTATTTGTAGCCGACACCAACGACAACGACGACGGGCGCATCGAAATTGTAGATGGCAGCCAGCGCATCCGCACGTTGGTTAGCTTCTTAACCAATGAGCTAGAACTATGCGGGCTGAAAAAAATCCCATCTGCCAATGGGCTGCGCTATGGCGATTTACCCAAGTCTCGCCAACTGCGTTTCAATCGCAAAACCCTACGCATGATTGAATTAACCGAGCAGGCAGATGAAGAAGCACGCCGTGAAATATTTGCCCGTTTAAACACAGGCGGCACCAAGTTAAACGACATAGAAACACAATTTGGTTCAAGCAATGAGCCATTTTATCAATTTATCCGAGAGCTTGTCCGCGATACAACGGGAAAGGACGGTTTATTTCGTCAACTTTGTCCTATTAGCAAAACTCGAGAATCACGCCGAGAGTATGAAGAATTGCTGCGTCGATTTTTTGCTTATGCCAACGATTACCTAAACTTCAATAATCGAGTAGATGAGTTTTTAGAGGGCTACGCTAAAAATGCAAACCATGATGAGAACAAAGATAGGCAAGAATTTGAAACGATGCTGAACTATATTGAAGCCACATTTGGCGAACTGGGTTTTCGTAAAACGCCCAGCAGCAAATCCGTTCCTCGCATACGCTTTGAAGCTTTATCCGTTGGCGCATTATTAGCATTGCGTGTAAACCCCCATCTTTCTACCAACCAAAATTTAGACTGGCTTAACTCCCCTGAATTTATCAAACATACCCGTTCTGATGCCAGTAATCATCGTAGCAAAGTCATTGCTCGGATTGAATATGTGCGTGATAAATTATTGGAGAATAGCCATGAATGAATGGCAAAAATTGCCACAGGTCAGCAGTTTTTTTGATGATAAAGTATCAGAGATAGAACAACATTTAGCATTATTGGATATATTGCTTGGTCGCCATGTTCATATTGAGTGCAAAAAATACAACACCCCAGTCGAACAACGATATAGTATTGAAAGAGAACAAGGACATCCATTTAAAGCTGGCGCAGTATTGATGATTTATAATTTTATGGAATCCATCAGCACCGCATTGATGCAGGATATTCACGCGCATATTAAAAATAATATTGGTCATCTAACCTTGAATGATTTACATGCTGAATTGAAAGATTGCATTGTAAATCACGCAAACAAAAATGAATTGCTAAAAGGGTACATACAAAATTATCAACACACCAAACATAATTTAGATAAACTGATGATTATGGGCTGGGTGGAACAATGGGCAAAAGAACATTCTGCCACAGATAATAATGAAACATACCCTAAATGGTTTAATGGCAATGTTGATACACGAAAAATCCATCAAAGTTTGCAAAATTATGGACTGGCCTGCGATAGCTTTAACAACCTTAAACAAGGCAAAGCGGAATCTTTGTTAAAAATAAAATCCGCACGTAATCGATTAGCACACGGCAGTACAACGTTTACCGAATTTGGGCAAGATAAAAGCCTTGATGACATCAAACAAGATTTTGACAACATCAAAGGCTTTTTCCAAGGGCTATTGAATATAATCAATCAACACCTTATTTCGCAACGCTATCTGCAAAGCTATTTACGAAGCTCAACCCAATAATCTGTCCCAAACGAACAGGAACAGCATTACCAATCATCTTAGCAATGGCGCGTATATTTTCAATACGACTAGGTTCGGTAAATTGATAATCCAAAGGGAATGTTTGAAACAATGCCGCCTCACGCAAAGAAATGGCACGGTCTTGTTCAGGATGACCAAATCGACCATTTCCCAAACCAATGCACAGTGTTGTCATGGTGGGTGCGGGCTTATCCCACTCCATGCGCCCATACACGCTGCCATAAGTCTGCCCACTGCTTTTTTGATGGCATTTTAAGCGCAATTTCTCGGGCCAATCCCGCCAAGTTCCCCCAGCTTTTGAAGCGCGTATCCGTTGTAAATTTAAATCACTTAACTTCGCACATCGATGAAGCCTATCTTGCGTATGTTGTTCCCCCGCGGTCAATTTAGGCAGCCTGAAAATCGTATCCCGCACCGTAATAGGTTTATTATGGCTGGGCGGCAGCAATTTTACTTTACCGATTTTTGAAGCCAACAACACATGTCGATGTCGCATTTGTGGCACCCCATAATCCGCGCAATTAACCTTATTTGCCCAAATTTCATAGCCCTGTTCTGCCAATTCGCGCACAAAATCATGATAAACCTGATGCTTGGTAACATCGGGCACATTTTCCATCGTAACCAATTCAGGCTGCACCTCTTTAATCAAACGTGCAAATGCGTATAACAACGGCCATTTTTCATCTTGGCGCGTATCTCGTCCTTGGTTATAAGTAGAGAAAGGCTGACATGGCGCACAGCCTGCCAACAAGCGTACAGAGCCTTTTGAATAATGCGCCATCACTTCATCTGCCGATAATTCCTGCACATCTTTGGCAATAAATTTTGCCCCTTTATTGTTATGCTCATACGCAAAAGCGCAACTGGCTTCAATGTCATACCCAGCTTTGACCACAATATCCGCTTGACGCAATCCCGCCGTTAAGCCGCCTGCGCCACAAAACAAATCAACTGCTTCAATTTTCATTTTTCGTCTCTTTTAAAGAATCTTGAAAAATTATGCCACAGAGCGCGATAAAAATCGAGTTTTAATTATTATCGCCCCTGTGGCGGTTTTTTTGCGCCTTGTGAAAACTTGTTTTGTTTAAAAACAAGGGGATAGTGTTTCTATCACAATTTCTAAACACATTTGTGTTTACTTTTATAATCACATTTGTTATTATTCACCCATCGCAGCCATGTAAACAAGGGGGCGCAAGCCCCCAAGGAGAACAGAAATGTACACCAACCCGCGCGACCGCTTTAACAACGAACAGTTAGTCCAAGCCATCATGCAAGTGGATGCCGACCTCGCCGAAGGCAACGAACAACTGGACGACTGGACGGAAGAGCTACCCGATAGCGAAGCCGCCGATATCCTAACCGCATACACCCCCAACAACGAACTCAACAGCCTGCTAGGCTACATCGCCCGCTACCTCAACGGCGACGAGCAAGACATTAGCCTGCGCGAGCTAACCGACCGATGCATCACCGCGCAAACCACGACAGAAATCCAAACCCAGCAAGACGAACAACAAAAGCAAAACGCATGGCACAAAATGGTGCGGCACTACCACGCCGCCATCAACGACCGCGATTATTAACCCCTTAGGGCAGCCTGAAACACATTTTTTCAACGGTTAGGATATTCCCCGTTTCAGGCAGCCCATCCAGCCCAGCAACCCATGAAATACTTTTACCCCCAACAGGAAACCCCCATGAAAACCCGCATCACAGCCACCGCAGCCCTAATTTTCGGCTTTGTCTTAGGCGCATTTAGCGCAGCCCAAGCAACCAAACCCGAAACACAACCCAAACCGCAGCCCGTCATCAAAACCTACGACTGCGACACGCTGGGCGACATCCCGAGCGACTTGTACTTTGAGCCATCCGCCGCCCATCCCATCCAACGCCTGCGCGACCAATGCGAGCAGCAACGCAATGCCCTGCTATTGCAAAAGACATGGGACAAAGACCCAACCGCAGGCATCGTATTGGAGCGCGGCAATGAATAGCTGGACGCAACTCTTAACCCCGACAAAGCTGGAAAAAACCTTCGCCCACAAACCGGTAGGCGGCAAACCATCCAGCAAACCAAAATCCATAGAGATACGCACCCCGAGCGGCGAAATCAAACGCTTTAACAGCACCGTACAAGCAGCCCGAGACATGGGCGCATCCCGCATAACCATAGCAAGGTTATGCCAAGAGCAACAAACCGACCGCCACGGCAACCAATACCGCTACATCTAGGACTAACCCCATGAACAACTTCCTCGCCCACCGCAAAAAAGGCATAGGCGGCAGCGACATCGCCGCCATTATCGGCGTATCCCAATTTAAAACCGCCCTAGATGTCTATTTATCCAAAACCACCGACCAACCCGAACAGCAAGGCGAACATCTGTATTGGGGGCACGCCCTAGAAAACCCCATTATTGACCGCTTTGTGCGCGACACAGGCGCAAACGTGATTAGGCAGCCTGAAATGCGCCGACACCCCAAACACCAATGGGCAATCGCCAACGCCGATGCCCTGATTGTGGATGGCGCAGGCAACCCCCAAGCCATTTTGGAAATCAAAACCGCCAGCGCATACAAAACCAAAGATTGGGGCAGCGACGGCGACAACGTACCCATTGAGTACATCGCCCAAGTCCAATGGTACATGGAGATTTTTAACGTAGATTGCGCCCACATCGCCGTGTTAATTGGCGGGCGAGACTACCGCCAATACACCATCGAGCGCGACCGCGAACTGGCAGCCGATTTATTGGCACGCGGCAAAGAATTTTGGCAAAACCACGTTTTAAAACACACCCCACCCGCAGCACAAAACGCTACCGACGTGCAAAAACTCTTTCCGCAGGACGACGGCGACAACCAGCAAGCCGACAACGAAACACTCATCGCATACAACGCATTACGCAGCCTGAAAGAGCAAGAAAAAGCCCTGAAAGAGCAAATCAGCCAACATGAAGAGTTGCTAAAAATCAAAATCGGGCAACACGCCATCATGCAACACAACGGCGAAAAACTGTTTTCATGGAAAACCCAAAGCAGCAACCGCTTTGACAGTAAAGCCTTTCAGGCAGCCCACCCCGACTTGTATCAACAGTTCATCAAAACCACACAAACGCGCGTATTCCGCGCATAGGAGCAAACATCATGACCAACACCACCGCCTTACGCACAGCCGCTAAAGGCACCGCCCCCGCCGCAGGCAAAGACCTCAAAGCCCTGCTTGCCAGCCCAGCCATCATCAAACGGCTGGAAGAAATCATCGGCAAAAACACAGGCAGCTTTTGCGCCAGTCTCATCCAAATCAGCAACAGCAACGCCCTATTGCAACGCGCCGAGCCCAACACCGTCATCAGCGCAGCCATCGTTGCTGCCACGCTTAACCTACCCATCAACAACGCCCTAGGCTTTGCCTACATCGTCCCATTCAACAACAGCAAAGCAGGCATGGTAGAAGCACAATTCCAAATCGGCTACAAAGGCTTAATCCAACTTGCCATGCGCAGCGGACAAATCAAACGCCTAGTAACCACCGAGATTTACGCCAACCAAATCATCAGCCGCAACCCCATCAAAGGCTACGAATTTGATTTTGATATCCAGCCCGAAAAGCACGAACCCGCAGTAGGCTATTACGCCTACATGGAACTGGTAAACGGCTTTATCGCCGAAGCCTACATGAGCGTGGAAGACGTGCAAGCCCACGCCGCGCGATACAGCCAAACCTACAAAAAAGGCTATGGCGTGTGGAAAGACAATTTTGACGAAATGGCAAAGAAAACCGTGATGAAACAGCTTTTGAGCAAATACGCGCCCATGAGCATAGAGCTACAACGCGCCACACTTGCCGACCAATCCGTTATCCACGAAATCCCAGCCGATGACACCGTGATTGATGCTGCATACAGCTATCCCGACAACGACAGCCGCGAACCAGACGAAACGCAGCCTGAAAAACCCACGCTCACCGAATCCGAATTTAACGCCATTGCCGAGCAAGTGAAAACAGGCGACGCGGAATACGACCAAATCATCGCCCAATATGATTTGACCGCCGAGCAAAAAGATTTGCTGGATAAATTGTAATTTGGCGACAACACGGAGTAAACCCATGTTAAACAAAGTAATTTTAATCGGCTACCTAGGGCGAGACCCCGAAGTGAGATGTATGCACAACGGCGATGCCGTATGCAACTTTTCCATCGCCACCAGCGAAAGCTGGAAAGACCAAAGCGGGCAACGCCAAGAGCGCACCGAATGGCACGCGATAACCCTTTATCGCAAACTCGCCGAAATCGCAGGGCAATATCTCAAAAAAGGCAGCCTAGTGTGTATAGAAGGCAAAATCCAAAGCCGCAAATACACCGACAAACAAGGCATAGAGCGCACCGCCTACGAGATTATCGGCAACGAAATGAAAATGCTGGGCGGGCGCAACGACAACCCGCATCCCGCACCAAGCACACAATCCAGCGCACCACCCGCGCCGCCGCGAGCGCAAGGCACACAGTCTGCCGCGTCCGTACAACCCGCAGCGGATATTGACGACGATATCCCCTTTTAGATTTAAGGCAGCCTGAAAACATGAACCTAAACATGAATTTAAAAAGCACATGGCGGCTGGCCCGCACGGAGGAGCGCGCCAAGATGGTTTTTTATGCGCTGATGATAATAATTAACGGCTGGCTTATTATCGGGATGAAAATTGACAGCCAACGCGATGTCGTCTTGTTGTTCGCCTGCATGTTAGCCATGTTTGCCGCCGCCAACGGCTTGCAAGTGATACGCCGCGATATTGTTATCCGTCTGCTGGCTGCCGCCTTGCAGAGAGCAAGCCGTATATCGCGGAGCAGACGGCAAAATTTGGGTGCACCCGATGCGTGAATTTTTAGAAAAGTTTAGTGAAGTTAAGGAGCAGGGAACTGATATGCAAACCAGCATCATAATCATAGAAACAGATAGCAAAATTAGCGTTGTTATCCAATCAGATAAACCGCTTCCAAGTAGTATTGAAAAAGGCACAAAAGTTGATGATTTCACACAATACCTTGCTATTACAGCGGTTAATAACATCACAGACGAAGTGGGAAAAATCAACGAACAATTAAAGAGATTGAGAGATAAAAAATGACCCAACAATTTAAATTCGGCGACATGGTTAAAAGCCGAATGCACCCGAACAAGACATTAGGTTTAGTCGTTGACGCTGGCAGCAATCAATACAGCTACATCATCCGTTGGGAGCATACAAAGGGAGTTTCACAGGAGCATACAGAGAGCCTTGAACTTATCCCTCACCCCGACACCGTGCGGCTGGACTGGCTATTAGAAAACTCGGGTATCAATGTTGGCGAAGAAGATTATTACCGCCGAAATTATGTTTATGACCGTGATGCGATTGATGCAGCAATGAAACAGGAGCAACAAAAATGACACCCGAACAACAAGCGTGCAAAAAACAATTTGAAATGCAACCTATTCTAGACCCTTGTTGCGGCAGTCGCATGATGTGGTTTGACAAGCAAGACCAGCGTTGCCTGTTTAGCGACCTGCGCACCGAAAGCCACCTGCTCAAAGACCGCCAATATCTCCGCCACCTCGAAATCCACCCCGATGTGCGCCTTGACTTTCGCAATCTCCCTTTTGCTGATGGCACGTTCAAAGTAGTCGTTTTTGACCCACCGCACCTTGTCCGCGCCGGCAAAAAATCATGGCTGGCACTCAAATATGGCCGACTTGGAAACGACTGGCGCGACGACATCCGCAAAGGTTTTGCCGAATGTTTCCGCGTACTGGAAGACGGCGGCGTGCTGATTTTTAAGTGGAACGAAGACCAAATCAAAGTGCCGGAGATATTGGCACTCACGCCTGAAAAGCCGCTGTTCGGACATCCGACAGGGCGGCACGGGCGGACACATTGGTTTACATTTTTGAAAGGTTAAAAAGATGATTAAACGGATTTTAAATTGGTTTCAGACCGCCAAACCGCAGCCGACTGCGAAAGACGTGATGACGCAGATAGGCTGCCATTTTGAGGAAGTGGCAGAGATGTGTACCGCGATGTACATGGATGAAACAGACGGCGTGATGCAAGAAGAAGCCGATTGGTTTAAACGGCAAGAACAGGATACCAATACCGTTGAAATAGTGGGCAATTTAAACAAATTGGAACTGTTGGATGCCCTTTGCGACCAAATCGTTACCGCAGTGGGCGTTGCATACATGATGGGAATGGATATTGAAGGCGCATTGGCCGAAGTATGCCGCAGCAATGAATCCAAGTTTGCAAACGGCAAACCCGTGTTTGACAACAACGGGAAAATCGCCAAAGGCAAAAACTACACCGCGCCCGATTTGACACGGTTTATTGGAGACAAAGAATGACACCCGAACAAATCGAGAAAGAACGGCAAGCGTTTGAAAAATGGTTAATAGCAAGCGGACTAATTGCTACAAATCATGAATTTTCCATTGCTTGCAAATGGTTCAAAGAAGCTAAAAGATATAATTCAGACTTAGTTAGTGGGTTATTTAATGTATGGCTTGCCCGCTCCCTACAACCCGCGTGGATAAGCGTGGAAGAAAGGTTGCCTGAATTAAGACAATTTGTTTTGATTTATGATGAAAATCATCAAGATGAACTAAAATTTGGCGTAGCTATGTTTAACGGCTGGGAGAAAGAAAATCCTACTGCGTGGCGTAATTGGGTTGTGTATGGAGCGTACACGCCTGATTATGTTACCCACTGGCAACCGCTCCCCGAACCGCCCAAGGCAGCCTGAAAGGACACCCCATGAAATCCCCCACCGCATCCCAAATACTCGCCGCCCAGCGCAAAGCCAAAAAAAGCAAAGCCATAGACCGCGCCTACAAAAAACCCATCCAGCGCAAATGCAACCCCAATACCACCGAAAACCTGCGCCGCCAACAGCAACACGGCGAGCAATACACCTTTGAGCAAATAGACTTAGAGAGCCGCAAATTTTGGGGCTACTACAACGACCTCGTTTACTGCCGCAACATTCAAGAGCACCGCGTCAGCTTTGAGCGGCTCATATTCAGCATCCACTACATCTGCATGATTTGGGGAATGTATCAAGAGAGCGAGCGCAGCTACTGGCTGGATATTTTAGACGGCGCAGTTGCCGCCCTAGACAACGAGATAACCACCCGCGAGCAATCCCCCAACCAACGCCGCGCCGTGCTATCCCCGCTCAAAGAACTAAGCTACATCATCTATGGCGCACTGCAACTCGTAAATAAAAAAACCGCTGCCACGATTTTCTGCCACCAAGTCGGCACAGAAATCCGCGACCAAATCGCCAGCCTATACGAAATACCCGAAGCCGTTCAAGCAAGCCTGCTTGCCATCATCCAAGGCGAAAGCCTGCGCGCGTGCGCCAAACGCTACAAAGTCAAAGAAAACGAACTGCGCCACGCCGTACTCACCGCCAGCGAGCATCTGTACCGCATCGCCGAATCAGACGATAAAAGCATAGGCATCCGGCGCGCCCAAAACATCCCCGACCTGCGCAACCAACAATGGCGAAAATGGGGCGACCCACAAACCATCCGCAACGCCGCCAACTATGCCCGCGAGCTATGCCGCCAAGCAGAATGGCAAACAGGCGTTTTCGTGGGCAAAAACCTAGAAGCGCGGGAAGCCAAAATTTCCGCGCGGTTAATGAAAGAATTGATTTGAAAATGGAGTGGAAAATGAAACAATCCGAGTTATTGACGGCAACCGATATTGCCGAGATGCTGCAAGTGAGCAAAAGAACCGTTTTAGAGCGCTATGCCGTTCGCCCAGACTTCCCCAACCGCATTTCCATATCCAAACATAGATTTTGGTGGAAGCGCGAGGAAGTGATGATATGGCTGGAGCGGAACAAAGAAAAGCGCGCGACAGTATGA